GTATAATATTTACAGATAATGGGTTTAGTGTATAATCATATCCATATTTAAATGAGAAGTCTTGATCTCCACTACCAATAACAGTTAAGTTTACTTTTTTAAGTTGTTTAAGTTGTGTTGGGGCACCTAAATCTGAGTTAGATGTATAATAACTAAATGTATAGGAAGATGTATTATCTAAATACCCTGTATATTCTGCCATACCATTTGGTACACCAAGAAGAAGTTTTCTATCTTCTGTACTACAAAAAGCTTTATAAGTGATACCAGCATTATTATTCCAAATAGTAGCTCTAGCAGCTCCATTAGGAAGAACATTTCTAAGATCAAAATAAACCATTGTCTTAGAACCTGGGAATGTAATTAAGTAAAAAGCATCTCTTTCAAAATAAGCACTTTTAATACTATTTAAATTTTCTACAGTTAAGTATCCTACTAAGTCATCTCTAATGTTAAGAGAAAGCTCTCTTAAAGGCATAGAATCTTCTTGTACTGTTCTATTAAAACTTCTAACACCACTCTTAGATAAGAATACTAAATCAGTTCCTGTATGTTGTACTGAATCTCTAGCAATACATCCAACACCTTTTACAGTGTCAGCTAATGTCATTGTTGTAGGGTCATTAGCACCTTGATAAACTACAATGTTATTCTTACAAAATATAATTAAATATTTATTATGTTGAGCTAAAGCAACAATTTCATCATTCTGTCCAACGACACCACCAATGTCTAATAAGCCACTTCCTGTTCCTGTAAAGTGAGACCCATCAAGTAATCTACTATGATATACAGTTGTTTTATTATCTGTTAAGCCTGCAACCCATACTCTACCAAATGCTGCTAAACAGCAATCAGGATCAAATGTAGAAACACCTGTAGGGGCTGTACCATAATCTGTACCAATTCTTTGGAATACAAAAGGACCACTATGAGCTCCTTCTCTATATACAAGCATTGGATTACCATTTTGTGTAGCAAAAGCATAAGATTCTGCAACTGGTCCACTACCTTCAGGAAGAGCACACCATTGCCATCTATTATCTGTAAATGTAGGTTGAGGATTTAATACTGCTGGTCCTGAAGCATCTGTTCCAAAAACATATTTTCTAACTAAATTAAGTGTATTTGCACCAGCAAATAATTGCCCATTACCTGAAGATAAATAATTGATAGTTCCACCAACTGATTTAAACTCAAATATAGATTCTAAATAATTATTTGTACCTAATGAATTAGATGCAGTAATTGTTGTACTTGAAACTGTTTGTGAAGCACTCACTGTATATGTACCAGTTCCACCAGTACCTGTACCTAATGCAGTTATTGTAGTTCCTACAGTAACTCCAGTACCTGATAGCACTACTCCAATAGTTAAAGTTCCTGAAGTAACAGCACTAACTGTTAATGTAGTCCCTGATATTGAACCAGTAACTACAGCATTAATGGGTTCTGTTAAAAGATCCCAACCTTTTCTAGCACCTAAACGACCATATTTATCAATAATACAGTTGTTAGCTACAGTAGCATATCCACTTTCAAGGGTAACACCTGAATCTTGGGTGTTTAAACCCATGAAGCCAGGAGCTACAATACTCGTAGTTTTTAATTGTCCAGCCATTAGTTAGGATACCAAAATGTTTCTTCAGGTCTATGCCCTGCTTCTATAGCAATATAGTCAGCAAGCATATTTCTAAAACGCTGTTCTTGCTCCATGAATCCACCATCATCACCCCTTTCAGAAATAGCTCTTGCTAGTGTTCCTTCAATAACTAAAGGAGCTGGTATAAGAAGTTTATCTGTTGTTAAAGCTAAATCTGCTTGTGGAAGAACCACATTAAATCTTAATTCATATATACCATTAGGTATTGGAAATATATCTACTTGAGTATCTCCATTAACATCCACACCATTAAAATTATAGTAAGCTGGAACACCTTTTTGCACAGAGGCTACAAGAAATTGCTTATCAAACCAAGTTCCAGGTCTATTCTCCATAATTAGATTTGATGTATCATTAATAACATTTAATACTTTAAATCTAGTTTCAGAGCCCTCTAAGACATAATTAAATAAGTCATTAGAAGTTGTAGCAGTTAAAGTAGTACGAAGAGCACTCCAATCCCACGCATTTTCAACATCTCTTTTAACTTCATTAACTAAGTCAGCAATAAGTGTAGAATAAGAGTTAGCATTAAGAGATTGAACCTCTTGCTCTCTAAGTCTTCTTAAAACTTTATTGACAATTTCTAAATAAGTCATGTGTTATTTTCCCAGTATATACAACAATTATACCATAAGAATGGCTATTTGTCAACTAATTTATTACCATTTAACTTTGTCTGCCCAATAGGCAGCACTCATCTTACCTTTAGCTATATTCTTAGCGTGTCTTGCTTTAAAAGACTTCTGTCTAGCTTTCTCAGAAGCTGTTTTAGGGGCAGATCCTGCACCACTAACACCTTGCTGACCAAACCTAATAAGTTTCTCTGTTTCCCCTACTTTAGCTAATACTGCATGACTCTTTGTAGGATGACTAGGAGTCTTCTTAGGTTTATTATAACCACTAAAAGTTTCTTTACCTTTTTTTATCATTTCTTCTTCGCCGTTTTAGCACTCTGTTTAAACGCTTTTGCAGTAGGAGCACCTTTCGCTCCCACCTTACGCATCTTCTCACCTGAACCTGCTTTTATTCTAGCACGTTTAGCAGCGATATTAGCATAGAGACCTGGTTTAGTAGCCACGCTTTGCACCAGCTTTTTTAACAGGTTTAGACATCATTTTCTTTCCAGTTTTCTTTGCATACTCTTTAGCTTCTTTTTTACCTTTAGATGTATAAGCAAATTTTTTCATTCCGACCATTGGCATAATTATTTCCTTTTAGTTAAAGTTTCTTCTTCCCTTGTTATCTATGATTAAAGCATTCTTTCTTGGAACACTACCTTTAATAGTTGGAATAGAGATATGTACCCAACTATCAAATTCTAATATGACCTGATCGTAAGGAATATTAGCATCGACAATGGTTCTAACCACTGTACTAGGAGAAACTCCTTTGACATTAAAGTCAGCTGCACATCCTTCACAATGTTGTGATGCTTTACTTCCACCCACTGCTTCATTGACTTCCCTCGATCTATATCCTGAACTAATCAGGAGTGGTTTATTAAATAGTTTACGGACTTGTTCTAAAAAGAATGCAAGTCTTTCTAAGTTATCTTTTACTTTCTCTGAAGGGATATTGTTTAAACCCCTTCTTGATGCTATTTGACTAAAAGTAAGTTCTTCTAAACTAAAGTTAGGACTTAATTTCATTTCTTCTTAATATAGAACAAACTGCGTTCTCCAAATAAATAGAATCCAACTGCACTAGCAAAGTTATCTACTTCAGGTGTTGCTGTACCATTAAGGTGCATAATAACCCATGTAGAAAGCACAAGAAGCCCTATGATAGGTCTCATTAATCTAACTACAGCTTCTACCCATGGATAAGATGGATTACCTCCTCCAGCTTCATTCATTACTCTAAAGAACTCTAAGTCAATAGACTTCATTTGAGCATATTGCTCTATGGTAGCTGGTTTAAATACATCAGGGGCTATAAACTTATTGATTAGGGACTTACCTAAGTCAACAGCTAAAGGTCCTAATGCTGCTAGTATTGTTACTGGATCCATTATTTAATCTCCACAGGATAAAATCTATCTACAGGAAACTCGCTAAAGTCGCCACCTTCCCATTTAATGTTAATCATTTTATTATTGTATGACCAACAAGCTTTCATAATTTGCTTATCTATTCTTTGAGCTACAGCTCTAAATCCCTCTGTAGGACACTTTTCTTTAGAAAGAACAATACGAACATTTTCATTATACTGCATGACTAAGTATTCTTCTGCTTCAACACGATGAATGTAGAATAAAGTAACTAATATAAGAATTAAATATACTAAATGTTTCATTAGAAGGTTTTCCTATTAAATTTATAAAGTTTACATACTTCATCGGCTAACTCTTCAAATGTACCATCATGGTCAGCATATTTATTAGTGTACATATTTCTTTTGTAAAGTAGTACATGAATCATCTCATGTAGAAGTACTTCTGTCATCTTCTTAAAACTATTCTGTCTTCTTTCAATGTGAATGGTCATATTACTTGGTGTAAACAATCCATCACAATCATCTGAATCTAACACTTCAAATCTCATTTTATAAGATGAAGGCATTGGGTATCTATTAAATGGTGGTAGTTTTATAAAAGCACTATATAAGTGTCGTAAAGTTTTTTTATTTAATAGACCAACCATGCGTCATAGCCCATAAATATACGAGTCCAGCTAACGCAATAGCTACAATGCCTTTTAATGACCACTTACCAAAAGCAGTAAATTGCTTATCAAGCCATTCTTCTAAAGCTTCCTTAATAGCTTGTTTTTGTTCTTCAGGGGTCATTTCCATATCCTTTTGTTTATATTTAATTAATTTAACCCCAAACCACTTTAGGATTGATTGGAGTTACAATATAAGGTTCTAAACTACTTACATCTATTGTTTCATCTATAAGTCTTAGGTTCATACAATAGCCAACTTGTTCGTCTATCTCACCTATAACCCATATAGCCCATTGATGACCACCTTGAGATGCGTGTATGTTTCCTTCTTCATCTGTATAGGTCATACCTAAAGGCTCTAGTAGTGATAGCATTTCAGCTTGGTCTAGGAATTTATAGCGATAGTCTATCATGTTGCACCACTTGTAATATTCTGTAAAGAATTATTATTTAATTTTTTATTAAAATAACTTACTCGTTTAATTGTTCCATTAGCGTAATTACTACCATTTACACTACGCCCAATATATAAAATTCCTATATCAGTAACTAAAGAAGTATTTTGTGCTACTGGACCATTTAGCATACATAAATACCTTCCATAAGTATCATAAGCACCAGCTACAGTTACTCCTAATCTCCATATGGCAGAGTTTGCTGTTTGAAAAACGGATGATCCATTCCACCAAGCTGCTGTTGCAGGTGCTGTACCTGTAACATGATAAATAGAAGAAGTACCAATACCACCAAATCCAAGCAAAGGTAAACCATCAATAGTATCTGGTAAGACTCCAGTAGCAAGAAAAGTTCCTTGTTGTGGATTATAAAAATTTCTATAAATAACCCCTCCAATATTAACCACATCAGCACTTCTCGTCACAGTTGCACTTGTTGTAAGTATAGGACTTGTAACACAAGCACCATCCTCTACTTGACCATAATCCATAGCCACAGCATCACCACTTGTAACAATCTTAATACCGACAGTAGGGTTAGTGACAGTGCCACTTAGCACTATCCTATTCCATAGTCCGTTGCTTAAATCTACTGTTGAGTAAGTAGTGCCATCCATTGTTACTTGAACATTACCTGTACCTGTAATGCGTTTAAGATAAACTGAACTTGTGCGTGAACCTGATGCTAATTGAATTGGTTGAATTAATACTGCATTATTTGCGGTTGCTGTAATAGAAGTACAAGCGTTAGCAACACCATCTATACCTGTTTGGTTTTTAGCTACTGTTACGTTTGATTTAGACCAACCAATTAGTCCCAAACCTATAGTTTCTTGATAATCAGTTAAAGTTGACACAGAAGTAAGTTGTTGTCCCCATATTTCAACCTCATCACCAGATGTTGTAATTCTTAATCCAAAAAATGGATAAGGATTATTAAATGTTTGAGTTACACTATATCTTGCCCAGCTACTTGTTATAGTTTGTGCTACCCATCCTGTAGAAGAATTTGCTGTTATTTCTACAGTACCTGTTCCTGTTTTGCGACGAAGGTAAACTGAAAAAGTATAAAAAGACGTACTTGAACTTTGTACAAGCACACCTTTTGTAAATGTTGCATTTGCACTTGTTGCTGAAGCAATAGAAGCTGTAGATGTGCTAATTGGATCTGTTACGTTATTTGCAGTAATTTCTTTTACAGAAATATTATCTATAGACCCAACAAATCCATTTTCTGATCTTATTTGAACAACTAATGCTTCTCCACTTGCAAAAGATATGACAGTTGAATATACTCCAACAGCTGAATGAGTAGTTCCAAATTGATTTGCATTAGATGATCCACTGTTACCTAAAAAAAAACCAACACTTCCTGATGTACGAGAAGTAATTTCATAAGACACAAGATATGCTTTTCCAGCAGTAAGTGCTAAACTTTGAGATATTCCTGCAAAACCACTAGCAATATTTGCATTAACAGTTCCGCCAGAAATAGTCCATCCTGTACCAAGAGTCCATCCAGTTGATGATGAAAAATCTCCATTTGTTACTAATTCTGATCCAACAGTTCCCAAAGTGCCATTTGTTGGATAAAATGCTGCAGAAACTTGTGAACCTATTATTAAATTAGTGCCAGTACCACTTGTAGCATCTCTATTCCATAGCAAGCGATTAGTTCGTGCTTCTTCTATAAGAAGTCCGTTGCTAGTGGAGTTAGCTGCTAGAGGAGTGTTGGTTGGAGATTGAGCACCAATGGCTTGATATGTTGTTGCTGTAGAACCTGTTTCGAATTGAACTCCCCAAATATAGACATTACCTGAAGCTGTAGAAGTTTTAATTGATGGTCCAAAATTACCAGCAGAGCAAAGAAAATAAACTTGAACTCTATACCATCCGCTACCAATATTTGTAACTGTAGCCTGTCCAGCAGCAACTCCACCAGTAATAACACCAGTTTGTGGATTAAATCCAATAAGATCAGCTATATTTACTAAACTTATAGTAATAGAATTAGCAGTTCCTGCTTTTACATACATACTTAATGTATAAGTTCCAGCTGTAAGATTATTAATTTGTTGATATAAATTTCCACCTGTTGTTGATGGAGTAATTAAATCTGCTGTATTTGTTCCATCAGGTGCTGTTGTATTATCTGCTGTAATAGAACAATTTAATTTAGTCCAAATTGCATTATCTAATTGTTCTGTATATGTACAAACGTTCCTAGGTAATTGTGTCGAACTCGCCCAATCAAATCTAGGTGTGTTTATGTTAGTAGGGAAATATTCAGTAGCAGATGAACCTACTTCTAGTTGTGCTCCCCATAGAAATAATCCACTTGTATTAGTCCCAGCGTATGAAATTACAGACCCATCAGTAGAAGTTTGAAAACCATAATATCTATTTGCACCTGTTCCATTACTTGTAACTGTAATTGAACATCTATACCATCCATTTCCAGCATCTAAAATTGAAGCAGTACGACTTGCACCAACAGTTCCAACAACACCTGTTGCAAGATTAAAAAAAGTATTAACAAACGTACTTCCATCAGCAATAGTTTCTCTAATTACTAACCATGTTATTTCAGCAGCCTTTGCATAAATAGAAAGTGTATATGTTGCAGCAGGGACAGCTAAGGCTTGATTTGAATTTCTTACTGAATGTTCTCCATTTGTTGTATTTTCTGTTAATTTACTACCTGTATTAGTTCCGTTGGGTGCTATTGTAGTTTTTGTGGATATTGTTGCATTAACTAATGACCAAGGAGCAGTATCAAAGTCTTGTGGAACTGTTTGTAAGTTATTACCTAATGCACCTTGGTTAGAATGACTACTTAATGTGCCATCAGGTTTAACAAAGTTGCCACTAGCTGCACGAGTGAATGTCACAGCATCCATAGACTTACCTTGCCCTACACCACGCACAAATCCTCTGTCGTTAGCAAAGTCTAGGTCGAGTGTTGCCCCTTGAGCAGGAAAGGTGTTAGACCACGCAGCAGCCACTAATTTTTTAGTCGCAGAAGGTCCTCTACTTAACCCAGCAGAAGCTTTTGAAAGATCACTATTAGCTCTTACCCCATGGGATAATTTAGCTAAAGACCCTAAAGAAGTTCCTTGAGCTTCAAGCGATGTAGGCATTAATATTCTTCGATTTGAGCAGTTACATTAATTTGTGTACCAGCAGTGACAGCAGGAACAGATACAGCTAGTTTTTGACCAGTTTTTAATGCAATAACACGTTTACCATTTGCATCATAAGGTAATGATGGTAGAAGTGTACCACCAAGTAAATCTATAGTAGCTGCTGTACCATTATTGCCTGAGCTAGCTGGAATGTTGACTGCACCAACAAGAGTAGGCTGATTGTCAGCAGCAATAATCCATAATGACATAACACGAGCAGCAGAATCAAAAGATGCTACATTAATTGCTTTCACAACTGCATCATTAGATGAGGCTGTATATAGGTCTTTAATACTTTCTACACGCAAGTTAAATGTTGCGTTACTTGAACCTGAATCAACTGTAGCAGCATTAGCAGTAGCAGTAGGGGTTACTAAGTAATCACCTCTATTGGTAATTGTAGGTGCACCAATGACACGGCTATCAGTTACAGTAGCAGTCCATGTTGCAGCACTACCTCCTGTTTGAAGTGTACCAGCAGCAGCCGTAAATGTACGAGTGCCAGTAGTTAAGTTTGATCCATTAGAGTTTGGGCTAACTGCTATAACAGCTAGTTTATCTGATGAAAAGAAATCAACATAGGTATTGTTTAAATTCTGAGTAAAGTTTAGTGTTTGTGACTTAGGCATATTAGAACCCCATTAAAATTAAGTTTGAGTAAGCTCGTACTATTGCGACTTGATTAGTAGCAATTCCTGCTTGTGTAGTTGCAGTTGTTGCACTTGTGGAAGCACTAGATGCACTTGCTGATGCACTAGTTGCTGATGTAGATGCACTGGATGCACTTGATGCTGCATTACTAGCACTTGTAGCTGCATTACTAGCTTGTGTAGTAGCTATCCCAGCTTGAGTAGTAGCTGTAGAAGCACTATTCGCAGCATTTGTTTCTGATGTAGCAGCATTAGTTGCTGAAGTTGAAGCATTACTTGCTTGTGTTGCTGCTGTAGAAGCAGAAGTTACTGCATTAGATGCTGAAGTAGCTGCTGCAGATTGAGATGCTGTAGCAGATGTAGCTGAATTAAATGCAGATGTAGCAGAAGTAGCTGCATTTGCAGCAGAAGTAGCAGCATTAGTTGCACTAAGAGCAGCAGCAGTTTGACTTGCTAAAGCCGCAGCTGCAGCATTAGAAGCAACTGAAGCTTCATTGGTTGCGTCAGTAGTAGCATCACCTGATCCACCAGGTCCACGATAGATAGCCATTAATTATCCTTATTTAAAGAGTTTGCTTAAAATACCTTCTTTTTTCTCTTTAGTAGCTTTTGGCTTTTCTGTTACTTCCTCTTTAGGAGTTTTTACAGTTTCCTTTACAGCTTCCCAAGCTTGAGATGCTTCGTATGTCTTTACTTCATCTTTTGTTAAAGCTGTGTGAATTTCACCTGAAGTTTTATTAATGAATTGAACAAATTGCATGGTGGTCTCCTAAATTATCTTTATGTCCACTCAGAGAATAAACATAAAAATAGCCCCTCTTGCGAAGGGCTAAGTTGTACTAAGCAGGAACTGCTAAAGCGAAACAAGCATTGTCACGGAGCTCTTTAACACCATAGAGTGTATCTGCAGTGTATAGAGTACCAAGGTATTCTTGTTTGTATTGTGTTTGTGAACGAACACCAACTTGTTCAACTAACACAGCAGCATCTTTATGACCCATTAGGGCAATACGAGCTGCACCAGTTGCAGTATCAGCATTTGAAGAAACAAATACTGGAATACCATATAATGAACCAATTTCACCGTTACGGATTGTGTTACCACCGCCAACTTCACCAACGAAAGATTGAGCTGTATACTCATTAATACCCATTAATGTGTTTCGTGCTGAAGGAGGAATCAAGAAGAAACGACCTTCCATAGGAACATCAGCATCATCTAAGCGTTGTACTGTTCTACGAATACCAGCAGATGTTAATGCAGAAGCATTAGGAGTACCTGAGTTATAAGC